TAAAGCACAAGGGCTTGTTAAAGAAAACAGTACTTATGTGGAAAGCGGTTATCTTCTATTGGCAGCAGCAGATTTTTATACATCACAAAAGAAGCAATGGGTTGGTGCAAGAGTATATACAGAAAGCATACCTACTGGTGGATCAGTAAAAACTGAATACTCTACAACAATTAATGACTTAACAGATCCAGACGCAAGTACTTACTCTACTTTACAAATAGATGAATTGCAGGGCGATGGTGACGAAATACCAATCGTAAATGTTATTGATCGTTGGCTTATACCTAAAGTAACTTTATTTGCAGGATCATTAAATGCAAGTACTCCAAAAGTTTACTCTTATAGTTATCGTGCATTCCCAGAACCAGAAGATGTTTTAGCAAGAATACCAATAAACGTTTCAGATAGAATTGAGAGACCAGGTAAGAGACCTAAGAATATTCCAGGCATTGGTACAAAACTTTATAATGCGGTAAAAAGATTAGAAGGAAAATCTGTTATCTTAACGCTTTTTAAACCTGATGAATCTATACGTGGTATTGTAGAAAATGTTACTTTGCCTATACAAGAGATAACTAAGTTAGGCTCAACAACTCTCTTCTGTACTATAACAGTAAGAGGTCAAAGACAAAGTACAACTACTTCTGAAGTATCTAGTTTAGGTTCGCTTGGAGTAGGACAATTAGGAGTGTATCAATTCGGCGTATGATATACTAACTAGGAGAAAATAGAATATGGCACATACAAGAAAAGCAGCAGAGAGTAATACAAGAAACGCATTTGAGACTACGTTAACATCTCAGTTAGGTGCAAGTGACTTAACTATAAACGTGTCTTCAACAACAGGTTTAGTATCGCCATGTTATATAGTTATAGAACCAGACAGTTCATCACAAAGAGAATATATTTTTGTTGACAGCACTATAGCTTCAACTTCATTAGTAACTACAACTGTTGATAACAGATACCTTACAGGTTCTGCAGCAGGATCTGGCTTAGTACACCCATCAGGATCTAAAGTAAGAGTCTCACCATTATCTCAACACTTTGAAGATATTTGGGACGCTGTAGGTAAAGTAATTAATGCTACCTGGTCAAGCGCACAAGCAGGAGAAGTAGTATTTAATGTTGCAGCAGGTACTGTAGATCAAGCAAATGATGAAATATTTATCATGGACGCAAATGATAACAACATAGTTAAGAAAGAATCTATTGTACATTTTATGGAAGCAATAGATGGAACAGGTTTAACTGCTTCATCTGGTGTATTAAATGTAGGTGGATTAACAACTTCAGAATTATCAGCAGCAACTCTTGTTACGGAATCAGAAGGGATTGGTTCAAACGATAATGATACTACTCTACCAACTTCCGCAGCAGTTAAAGACTATACAGATACGCAAATAGCTGCTAACTCTGGTGTGTCTTTGGGATTAGTAATAGCGTTATCGTAGAGAGGATAGAATATGGCAGATACATTACATTCAGTACAAGGTGTTCTAGGAGCGACTAGCACTCCAATTTTGGACGCAGTAGCCGCAAGCACAACTGAAACTGTTATTGGGTTATCTTTATCCAATATAAGTGGAACCAGTGCAGATGTTACTGTTGATCTTAGTATTACAAAGTCTGGTGGCTCATTAAGAAAGATCTTAAATGATGTCAGCTTACCTTTTGGAACTACTATTACAATAGATACCAAGTTTGTATTGGAACCATCTGACACTATGGAAGGTTTAGCAAGTGCAACTTCAAGTGTAGATTTTAACGTAGCTTATTTGAAACAAGTCTAAGGGGATAATATGTCCTACATAGGCACACAAGTAAATAATGTAAAGAAAAATTCTGGTATTTATACACCTAATGAAATACTGCAATTAGAAAAAGAAGGTAGTTGGGGTGGCTCAACAGAATTAATTACAAGTAACAGCTCTGATAACTCTGCACAAACTTTAGAATTTAACAATTGTCTTGTAGGAGAACATGATGTTTATTTAATTCAATGGAAAAACTTTGTACCTGCTAATGATGAAAATATGCTTTACTTTAGATTAAAAAATGCAAGTGGCGAAATATTAAGTGGTTATCAATATGCAGGTTTTTATAATACTGCAACAGGTGGTAGTGGAGAAGATAAATCTACAAGTGCTACTTATTTAAGAATAATGGGTGGTGGTGGAAGTAGTACAGGCGAAAATGCTAATGGGCATATTTATATTTATGGTGCTAGTACTTCAGAAAGAACAGCAGTATCTTACTCATCATCTTATATAGACCAAAACGCATTATATCAAAACATTATGGGTGGTGGCGTTTATGATACAGCAGAAGTTTCAACAGGTGTTATGTTTAGAAGCATTAGCTCTGGTGGAACATTAGGAAATATAAATACTCTTGATGTATCTATTTATGGAATAAAAAAAATATGAGTAATTTAAGATTAATAAAACAAACAGCAACATCTTCAGGTATATCAAGCGTATCTTTAACAGATGTATTTTCTTCTGATTACGATATTTATTGTGTAACTGTTGCACGAACTACTTATGATGTTACAAACACAGATGTAATCGCTTTAAAGGCAAGGTTTATAAATTCAAGTGGATCAATAATTAGTGCTAGTAATTATGATAGTGCCAATATGCACATGAAAGCTGAAACAACAAAAGATGAAGATAAGTTTCAAAATGGTGCTTACTCTTATTCAGGTGCAATTATTGGTAATTATGAAAATGGTGGTGGCGTTCATTGGATATATAATCCATATAATACTGGTAGATATACATTTATGACTTTTGAGGGTGTTGGTGGATATGATAGTTCAAGCAATAAACAAAGGTCGCAAAAAGGAATGGGCATATTAAAACAAACTGCAAGTATGACAGGAATTAATTTCTATTCTTCTAATGCCTCTAATACATTTTCGGCTTATGTAGATGTTTATGGATTGAGGGTAGATTAATGGCAGGTAATTTAATTCAAGTAGATACATTTACAGTATCAGGTGCAGTGGGAAGTGTTACTTTAGGTGGTGGCACAGATGGTAGCTCATCTAATAATTTTGAAATAAATACTGATGATGTTTATATGGTAGCTTTTAACAATATGCAACCAGAGACTGATATACGAGTTCTTTATAGCAGAGTTACTAAAACTGATGGCTCTGGTGGTGGAACACCTGATTCAACTGGAAATTATGATGAGGCATATAAAGGATTATATTCTGACACAGGATTTCCTAATGGTCAATATGAAAACTCAAACCAATGGGCTTGGGGTTGGAATGGAACAGGTACAAGTGAAACTTCACAAGGCATAATGTATCTTTATAATTTTAATAGCAGTGGATATTCTTTTATGCAAGCTGAAATTTTTGCTCATGCACACGATACAACATCAAGAGCTTTTGGTTCTGGTGGCGCTCATACTGTTGCTTCGGCTTCAAATGGAATAACATTCCTTTATCATACAGGCAATATAGCAAGTGGAACTTTTACCTTGTATAAGGTGGTGTAATTATGAGTGAATATGGCTACATACCAGAGGCACCAGATCAAAGCCCTTTTAATAATAAAGGGATATTTGCACCAAATGATATTTATGATTTAGTAAGAGCAGACAAATGGACTCCTGAACTTGGACAATTAGAATTTATACAAACTCAAACTGTTGATGATGCAGACCATTCAGAAGAAATTACTGCTGTGGATTTTACAAGTTTAGGCAATTACAAAGTTCATTTTCTTACTTATAATAATTTACAACTTCAAGGATATGGTTATCCCTCATTAAGATTTTATGAAAGTGGAGTTTTAGAAACTGCAGCTGTTTATCAATATGCTTATCAAGATGGTATTTCAAGTAATACATTTAGCGAACAAAATAGTACAGGAGATGATTTTTTAAGATTGGGTAAAAATGCTTATCAAAATCTAAATGGTTATGTTTATCTTCATAACTTAATAGACAGTTCTAAATATTCTTTTGTTACAAGTCATTCAAGTATGGTTGAGGGAAATAATTTAGGTAATCAAATGTCTTTTGGAAGTGGTCTTTTACCACAAGCTAGTGCAGTTAGTGGTATCAGATTTACTGCCGATCCTGCACAATTTATCGGTGCTGTGGAAATATCACTTTATGGAATTAAGGAATACTCATAATGGCTACTAACTTAGAATTTATAACTCAACTTACAGCTATTCCTGGCGTTAGTTATTTAGATACTCCTAATTTATTTAGTGCAGATTATGATGTTTATTTTTGGACAGTATCTGTGTTTGATGTTAGTGCTGATGAAGTTTTTGAAATGAAACTTTTAGACAGTTCTAATTCAGTTATTGAAAGTAATTATTATTGGGCAAGTTTACAAATGAAATCTAATACAAGTTTTAATCCTGCTGAAAATCATAATAGACCAAAAATTGATTTTATAGCTGAACTTGACGGAGATTTTGAAAAGACTATTGGGTTTAGTGGATATATTTTTAATCCTTATACATCATCAACTTATACTACTGGTAATACTCTAAGTTCAAGTATGGACGGAACTAATTTATTTGGCGCTAAAGGTATTTGGTTACATCAAAACGCAGAGCAAATAAATGGGTTAAGAATAGCAGCACAATCTCCAGTAACAATTAGTAATCTTGTAGTAAACTTTTATGGGGTGAAATAATGGCAGGTAGTTTAAATTTAATTCAAAAAATAACGCTTTCTACACCAACAGCTAGTGCTAAATTGACAGGTATTGACAGTACCTATAATGTTTATATGGTTAGATTTTCAAATGTGCAACCAGTAACAGATAATAAAAATATGATATTTCAAATAACGAAATCAGGTACTGCTGATTCAACTTCAAATTACGACCACGCTAACGTGCATTTAAAAATAGATACATCATTTTCATCTTCTGCAGGCACAGATTCTACTTCATCAACTTTTGCTTGGTCGCAGGGAAATGATACAGGCGAAAAAGCTAGTGGAATTTTATATTTATTTAATTTTCCAAATGCAAGTGAATATAGTTTTATAACAGTTGATAGTAATTGGAGACATGGAACAGGATTTATGGGTGCTGTTGGGGGAATTACTCATACAGTAGCTAGTGCTAGTGATGGAGTTGAATTCACAATGGAAAGTGCAACAAATATAAATACAGGTGCAGAATTTGCTTTATATGGAATTAAAAAGTAGTCTATCTACGCATTTTAAAGCTATCTCAAATTAACAAAAGTTATAATAATACTCATGGCATTAAAAACATTAGATGAGTTTAAAGTAGAAGCACAGTCTGAAATAGATAGTAAGAAGCCACTGTATGCACAAGTCAACGATGAAAGACGAGAGTTTACAGACGCTGAATACGATCAAGCTGTAATAGATCTTGCTAATTATAAACTAGATTCACAAGATAACGATTATAAAAGAGCAAGACAAGAAGCATACGCTGCAATCGGAGATCAACTTGATATGATATATCATGACATGAATGCCGATAAAGGTGATAAAACAGGCGACTGGTTTGCTGCTATTAAAAAAGTCAAAGACGATAATCCTAAACCTTCTTAAAATATAACCTTTCTACATGAAAGTATGGATTGATCAAGACCTTTGTACAGGTGATGGTATCTGTCAAGAAATTTCCCCTGATGTATTCATTGGTTTAGATGATGGATTATTTTATGTTAAAGATGGAGATAAAATCTATGCTGAAGCAGAAGGTAACGAAGAAGGTGCAAGAGGTTTAGCCACAGTTCCTAAAGGTGAAGAACCTGGAGTTATAGAAGCAGCAGAAGAATGTCCTGGTGAGTGTATAATGATAGAGCCTGATTAACTGTTATGATATAATTTTTTAATGGATTATTTTATAGGATTTCTATTAGGTTATTATGCTCGTATTTTTTTTAATTGGTTAAAAGAATTAGCCGAAATTAAATTACCTGACAATTATATGGAAGAAGATTGGGATTGGTTATCCACTGATGACAAGCAATAACGGTTTTACAACAAAGGAATATTTAGCACAGATTAAAGAAGATGTAGATAAAGCTAACAATCGTATTGATGAACTGCATGAAAAGATTAATAAATCACCTTCAAGGCAGGAAATACTGGGTTGGCTCGTTGCAATTACAAGCAGTGCTGCATTTTTAAATACTATAATGTAGGTATGAATATGGCAACTTATTGGAATATAACTAAACGTATGCTAGCTGTCTTTGTTGCACAAGCATTAAGTGTTATAGGTGCAGGATCTTTAATAGGTATAGATGTTTTTAAATCTGCGTCACTTGCAGGTTTATTAGGAATAGCTAACGTATTAGAAATACTTGCTAGAAAATATCTTAATGATGGCAAATTAACCAAAGAAGAAATAGATATGGCATTCGGTGTATTAGATTCTAAAACACACAACGATATGAACGGTAAAGATAACACAGAAATAATTGACGAATACTAATGGAAATGAAAGTAAATCCTAGTCAGATAATACAAGGTGGTTTAGCTGCCTTAGTAGCTTGGTTATTTAGAACTGTACAACAATTAACTAATGAAGTAGCAGTATTAAAAGCAGAAGTTGTTAATGCTAATGAAAGATTAGGTGAAGTGTTAACAATAGTAAGTGGTTTATCAGGCGAGATAACAGAGATTATATGGAAGATAGGTGGGTAATGGACGGTTGTTGCGGAGAATGTAACTGCGGAGGAAGATGAAGTTTTACTACGGAGTAGAGATACTTAGAGTAGTTGATGGAGATACTGTAGATGTCAGAATTGATTTGGGTTTTGATGTGTGGCATAAATGTCGTGTACGACTTATGGGTATTAATGCTCCTGAATCACGAACAAGAGATAAAGAGGAGAAAAAACGAGGGCTTGCTGCAAAGGAATGGTTATCTAAAGAGTTTTACGACTCAGTAGATCCAATAGAATTACAATCACATGGGAAAGGAAAGTTTGGGAGAATACTTGGTGAGTTCTTTATTAATGGTAAAAACATAAATCAATTAATGGTAGACAATGGACATGCCGTAGAGTATTTTGGTGGAAAGAGGTAGGAATTGCTTAATAAATTTAACTCTATTTTTAGAGTTCTACTTGTTTTATTCCTTATATATCCTAGTCCAGTTTACGCAAATGAAACTACAGTAACTGAGGGTTTTGATAACCAACAAATTAACGAAGATATTACTTTCGTTTATGGCGGTAGTGATACTGCTGTTGCTGCCGAAACTGATTGTAACAACAGTCAAGCTCCTGGATCTATCAATATTGAAGACATGGATTGTCATGGAGGAGATCCATATTTTGGAAGTGATAGGTATCAAATTGGATTACGTAGTTCAACAGACGCACTTACTATTGCATTCCCTAACTCAGAAACTAAACCTATTACTGAAATAGGTTTTATAGTAATGGCGGTAGATGAAGCTAATACAGGAACTATTTATTATGATGATTCAACTTCAGCAACATTTAATATTGCAACTAATGATGGTAATAATCCTAATCAAGTTACATTAGCTGCACCAACAGGTACAACTATAAATGAGATAGTGATACCAGGAGCTTCAGATAACTTACAAGATTGGTGGCTAATAGATAATGTATATTATAAATATACTGCTGTAACTCCTACCACTACAAGTACAACAACTACTACTACAACAACTACGACTACAACAACTACAACTACAATTCCACCTCCACCTCCACCTCCACCTGAACCACCTCCACCTCCCCCTCCACCTCCTGTAATTACAGTTATATTAGATGATGGAACTGAAGCTGAATATGAGACATACGAAGTTGAAGATGGTACAGTAGAAAGAGATAACGAAAGAAGAAAGAATGAAGAGCTTTATGGTTGTTATATTACTGACGCTGCTTTGGAACGTGGTGACTGTGATATACCTGAAGAAATTATAGAAGATGAAATATATGAAGAAGAATACGAAGAAGGAGAAGAGCTTCTTGATGATGTCATTGTGGTACTTGAAGTGGCAGATGATGATGAACTTGAAGAACTTGAAGTCATTGAACTTACTGAAGAAGAGATACTTGTTCTTGAAAAGGAGAT